TCGTTGCAGCATTAGCCGGGCCAGCAGCTAGGGCTTTAGATAAATCCGATAGTGCTTATGGCCTCGGTGCAGATGAAGCATGACCCCTGGCGAATGGGTCGCATTAGCCGTTGGCGTATGCGCCGTTTCTACAAGTTTATTAGTGGCTCTACGATGGGTTATTAAGTCTTACCTAGCAGAGCTTAAACCTAATAGCGGTACTAGCATGAAGGATCAATTAACAAGACTTGAGTCGCGTGTTGATGATCTCTTTATTCTAATTAGTAAGCGATAATTTAATTATGGCTAACACACGCAAACGTAAGAAAATCAATAGACGTGTGGTGCGTAAATCACCAGACCCATTATCTAAACTAGATGTCTTTATGATTACTAAGCATGAGATCTACAGGGCTGCTAAAAAGGCTGGCTTTAGTAATGAGGTTGCTTGGTTTTTTATGCAAGAGCCAAACGCCTTACCGGATTGGATCGCTAACGATAAGCCCGATGCGATAATCCCTAATATCCCTACTCCAGATGAGGATGATGATTAAGCGTTACTTAGTAATAAGTGATCTGCAAGTTCCCTTCCATCATGTAACAGCTGTAAAGAATGTAATTAAGTTAGCGAGGCGAGAGAAGTTTGATAGTGTATTGGTGGTCGGGGATGAGATTGATTTTAACACCATTAGTAAATGGGCTGAAGGCACACCTTTGGCCTATCGCCAAACTATTCACGATGACCGAGAAGCTACTAAAGAGATACTTTGGGATCTCAGCGAGTACAGCGCAGAGTGTCATATTATCCGCAGTAATCATACTGATCGCCTTTATAGCACTTTATTAAAAGTACCTGGCTTAATTAGTTTGCCAGAGCTGCAATACCCTAAGTTTATGGGCTTTGCCGATATGGGCATGACATACCACAAAGAGGCTTATGAGTTTCACCCTGGCTGGATGTTGGCACATGGAGACGAGGGCAATATGTCTCAGCACGCAGGTATCACAGCCTTAAACCTAGCAAAGAAGTGGGGTAAGTCTGTCCTATGTGGCCACACCCATAGGCTAGGTCAGAGTGCCTATTCAGAGGGCGTAGGAAGCCATTACAGAGCCTTGTATGGGGTAGAGGTAGGCAATCTAATGGATAGAAAAAAAGCCTCTTATTTACGCTATGGAAGCGCTAATTGGCAGATGGGCTTTGCTATACTAGAGACCATCGGAAAGGTGCTAACACCGACGTTAGTGCCAGTAGGATCGGATGGCTCATTCGTAGCATTGGGCAAGGCTTACGCTTAACATCGTTACACAATCGTTATAGACACGCGACCCTAAATCCTTCTAATTGTCAGACACAAAGCACACACTACTGCTATGCCACAAAGTATGTGAGCATAGATAGGGCTATATGAGTTTAAGAGACTCCGCTTACGCATGGTTTTATGTCATGCTTGCAATCGGTGTGCTGTATTGGTACATCGAACATGTTAAAGAAAATGCAGCTGTAGTACATTACTGGCGCGGTCGCAAAGATGGCTGGGATATGCACCGCCGGATGATAGAAAACAAAACCGATGCCGACAAATACTGAGAAGCTGTTTAATGATGCCACAACACTTGTCCACGAACGTGGCGTTGTCTATGGGCATGCAATTTACAACATGCAACGTATATCTAAGTCAGTCAGCGCATATATTGACTTTCCAATCATGCCTCACGACATACCAATTATTAACGTTCTCCAGAAAATATCCAGGCTGGCTGAGAGTCCTGGACACGAGGACAGTATCGTGGACATCATCGCATACATGGCAATCTACAAAATGTGTGTCGATGCCGAGACCGATGGCGAGTTTGAGTTTAGAGAGGGTGAGTAATGTTTAATCTAGCTGATTACGAGACAGTTGAAAGCCGACTAGAGAAATGGTGGAGGGATTACCCAGATGGACGAATATCTACAAAGATCGAACAGGCCACAGACACTAGATACATTGTTAGTGCTGAATTATTTAGAACGGAAGCAGATACAAAACCCTACTCGACTGGGCTTGCTAGTGAAAGCGTTAGTGATCGCGGTGTCAATTCGACTTCTGCATTGGAGAATGCGGAGACTTCAGCGATCGGCAGAGCGCTTGCAAATGCAGGTTATGCGGCTAAGGGCAAACGTGCCAGTAGAGAGGAAATGACTAAAGTTGCAGAGTTCAAACCTAAATACGGCGCACCCGGATCTAAGTCAGCTGCTATGGAGATGGCGTTGCATCTTGTGGACACACAGGCTAAAGCAGTTGCTAATGAGTCTGATCCTGTTGTCTGGTCTGTTGGTGAGAGCGTTGTACAAATTGGTGAAGTGGTTAGTGTTGGTTTTACTTGTAAGCATGGCGATATGGTAAAGAAAGAAGGCATCGCTAAAGCTACAAATAAACCTTATGCCGGATATGTATGCAGCGCACCTAAAGCAGATGCCTGTGATGCTAAATGGGCAAAACTTACAGCTGCTGGTACTTGGTATTGGCCAGATGATGTTGAGCCAGGTAAAGGGGGTGAGTAAATGGGATATTTAGAGATACTTGATGGGTCAGGGTTTACATTACGCATGGAAAATGATAAGCAAACCCTAACGCCGTCTTATGACTTATGTGTAGCTTGTAATGATGACAGGCTTATACATAGTGGTAATTACTTAGTTTGTACTAGATGCCATACCAGGCAATAAGGATATTATCATGAAGCATGCACAATTTAAGTGTAATGGCTGCAAGCGAGACACAGAGTTTCTGTGGCTTGAAGCTCTTGTAATTGGTGAGGGCTTTAAGGCCTACCAATGTATGAGCTGTGGCTGCGTAGGTGTTAAGAATATAGCTGAGGCTTTGCATACACCAGATGCTGATGTGTGCCGGTGCGATAAGTGTGGTAGTTGGATGTTTGCAGCCGCCGAGTGCCACACTTGTCTATTAGTTAGTGCTAAGTAATGGCCGATAGCGATATTGATTGGGCTATGCAAAATCAGCTGCGCCGAGAATGGTTGGCTAATAATCCTGATGCAGAGTATCCGGGATGGTTGTCTATATGATCGCTGGCTATGACCAGACTTGGCTTGATACAGATGATCTACGTATTATGACTTGCCGTCTGACCTGCGGTTATGCTAATTGATTTGACATGATGTGCTACCCTAAAAAGCGTTCGATCCTAAATCGAAAAGCTGAGCCGCCAACGGCAGGGCTCGGAAGGCGCAGAGTTTGGTGTCTCCTATGTGTAATGGTATTTACTTTACTCTTTTCAAAAGATTATTCCGTTGCAGCTGATAACTCAATACCTAATCTAAAGCTCTTTGCATATAACTCATTTAAGTCTTGGGATCAATTTAGTTGTTATAACTACATAATCATTCAAGAGAGTAAGTGGAATTACAAAGCCCGTAATGGTAGTCATTATGGTCTAGGCCAGATGCGTAACCCATTGGTATTAACACTTACACCTAAAGAGCAGATCACCTGGCATATGCGCTATATTGGTCATAGGTACGGATATGTGAATGGTGAGCCTAATGCTTGCTTAGCAGCTGAACATCTACTTAGTAAGGGTTGGCATTGAGAGAGACAGAAGCTATGGTGCATTACATTAAAACTAATGCTTATTTAGGGGCTAAAGTCATAGCATTAAACCTAGATCTTAAAGTGGCTAAAGTAGTGCATATTGCATACAGGCATAGGATCAGCTTACAAAGACCAGAGAATAAACATGGTGCTAAGTTAAAGACAATAGTTAAATATGCAGCAGGTAGAAAGAGACCACCTAAAGTAGTGTTGCCTATAGACCACCCTGTAGTTATACAGATATTAGCAACATCTGGTAAGCGTGTGCTAGGTACACAGTATTGGAAAAATCGTAGGTTAGAAGTCTTAATGCGAGATGGTTATATATGCAGCTATTGTGGCGAGGATGCAAACAGCGTAGATCATGTAATACCACGCTCAGCTGGAGGAGATCACAGCTTAGAAAACCTAATCGCCTGTTGTCTCAAGTGCAACGGCAAGAGGGGCAACATGCAACAACACGCTTTTTTGGCACGCAAGGATA